CCCGCCTCGACTTGGATACACTGGGAATGCATAAGTCAATGCCAATGCGTCGGCGATGTCTGGAGATTGTAACCCGCGCTTCTTCATATCTTCTTTCTTTTCTAGTTGTATTTGGTTCCTTATGTTGTAGCCGTACTCGACGCCGGTTAAGTCGGTCTTTAGGTCAGCCTCATCGGGTATTCGTATGCCATCCTGTAAGGCGTCTTTCATATTCCCCCAGCATTGCGCTCGCATATTGGCGTATCCTCCCATGGTCGCTTTTGACCCGAAGTTTACTTCGACTACTTCCACGCCTAACTGTCTGCACCTATCGACCACGCCTCCACCGACGCCCCCGCCATCAATGAATATGGTATCGGGCCTAACCTCTGTTGCTAACCTTGCTACCTCGCTTGATAGCTTCATCGTGTCAATGCCTCGGTAACGATAGATTCCCTTCGACTCTGCATCTCTGCCATGCCTGATGAGCACCACTGACTGGTCGTCACCGAACCGTGCAACGTCTACTCCCATTACCACTGGGTCATTCTCTGTTACGTGTACATCAATCATCATGCATTGGTCCACTATGTCGCTGCCTATGAATTGCAATGCACCTGCACTTGGAAACTCTCCCTTGACCCTGACCTTAACGAAGTCACTGTCGTCGCCATAGTCCTCGACCCACTGATTGAGTAGCTTCTTGTTGGTGATGGCAACGTCACGACTGTCAACAAAGGTACGCACGAATCTATGTCTGAACCTGCCTACCATGTTCTCGTAGAACCTGCCGCTGTTACGTGTTGGGTTACCGAAGTCGAATGTCATTGGTTCACCATCGGTGAGTCCACCTTCACGTACCTCGAATATCTTCTCTGGTATTGCTGATGCTTCATCGAATATGTAGAACGGTGTACTGTTGGCAGCGTGTAGTCCTGCGAATGCTTCACTGTTCTCCTCGCGTGATGTCTGTGCATCGACTCTCCACATCTCACGGTGATTGACATGGTAGTAGTTCATCGAGCCACCACCACTGTTAAGGTGATACCAGTGCTTAGTCAGTGCCATGCTATGCCACTTAGCGAGCTCGGCCCATGTCTTGGTACGCAGCTGCTCAGCTGTATTGGCAGTGACCACGCCTTTGCAGAACGGGCGAGTATCCATTATCCATCGTATCAACCATGCGGTGATAGCTGACTTGCCTATCCCATGGCCGGATGCTGTGCTGAACTGTATCGGGTCCACTGCTTCAGTACCATCGAAGCCACGCCTTGCTACTTCCTTACCTACCTGCTTGAGAAACTTGGCCTGCCATACGTCGGGCCCAGTACGGTTGACAAGGATGCCCTTGCCCCACGGATAGCTGATGAGCACATGTCGTAGCGGGTCCGAGTAGCATAGTGATACTTCGTCGGCTAGTTGTTGTTCGATGTCGTCAATCATAATTGGTAGGTGCCATAGTATCAGTCTCTGATATAGATTGCTGTGCGATGAGCTGAGGCGGTCGTTTGAATTACCGGTCCGTTGTAAGTTGTTGATGTTGATTGTCGTTGCATGTTGAACTAATCTCCGTCGGTTTAAGTGGGCGGGTCCAGAGGGTCATAGTCTGATAGTGTCGGTACGGTCGAGCCCATTGCCATTGGCGCACATGGCTCCTCTGCATGTGGTGGCATTCTACGCTGGCCGCACACGGTGCAGACTTCCATGCCGCTCTGGCCCGCAGGTGGTTGAGTCCATATGTGTTGGCGCCTATGGGTAGATGTGAAAGACATTGTCGTACTCCGTGTCCTTGCGATACCAAGTGCCGCGCTTAGTACAGTGCCAATCCTTTTCGTGCAGCTCTTGATGCATGAGTTGCTCGTTGTCATTGGTGTACTTGATAAGTAACAGCACGTTGTCTAAGAAGTCAGGTGGTAGTCCACCATCATTGTTATGTGACAATTAGTATCCGCCGCGACGCTTTGGCATTGGTGTTTTCTTTTTCATTGGTGCCTTCTTTTTCTTTGCCATTAGTTTATCTCCTCCGGTGTTGGTGGTTCTTCTTCGCTAACTAATATCATTGTTTCGATTGCACGTTGCCGACCTTCCTGTAGTCGGGCCACGATGTCGTCGCTGACCGTGAGCTCCTTCTTCTCAGCTGGGTAGGCGTCGATGAGTTTCCCCAATTCTCGAAGAGCGCTGACCATTGCACCTGTCTGAGCTGTTTGTTCTGCTAAATCTACAGCACGTTGTAGAGAGACTATGATGTCTTCACGTTTTACCTGAGTTTTGTTGATAACTGGTGCATTTATTTGCGCTACTCTTTGGGTAACCTTTGGGTGAGATGAGAGCTTACTAGCCTCCTCATGTATCTGTTTATCATTCATTCTTTGAGTATCATAAGCTAGTCTATAACAGTCACTAAAAGACTTGTCGCCAGCTGCAATTAGTTGTGAAAATTTTTCTTGCTTTGGTGTTAGTGCATAATTTTTTCCATCATTTGCTTTTGTAACTTCAGCACGGTCACCACCTCCACCTGCTACACTGTTCAATAAGTTTGGAGTCTTAGCAATCATCTCTGCTTCATAATCGTAAGCATCATTTTCAAATTCAAATCGTTTAATAATATTTACGATTACCTCCTCACCTGCATCAACAATCTCTCGCACCTTTCTCGCCTTGGGTGAAGCGTCAGTTTCCCTGACATCAAGTTTGTGAGTGTGTGCGTAACTACGCGCAGCAGTGCCCTTGCCAATATAGAATACCTGCAATGTTCTTGGGTCCGTCAATGTATAAACATAAAATTTAGCAGTAGCCATTTTCCGAATATACCACTAGCACCTATACTTGTCCAAGTACCACAAACATAATAACGCAGCCTCGGCAATTCCATCGTTGGCCTTAACATTCCACATTTCATTTTCACCAAATTTAATACGCGCCATGTCTAAACTCTGCTGCTTGTCACTCGATAACTTCATCGTTTTTTTCCAACTTGCAGCAGTTACATATTCTATTCTTCTTACGCACATATATGTAATGGCCTCGATGGCACCGAAGCTCCGGCCAAATTGAAAACTACTTACGACTCCCTGTTTAGGCATCGCGGATACCTGCTCTATGATTGCAGCCTCAGCGCCCAACGGAGAAAGCATCCGCTGCACTTCGCAGGCATCCACGATTTTTTTCTTACCATAATTTAGTATGGGCATTCGTTCAGCTAATAATAATTTTGGATGCCATGCGCTTAGTTCGCTACACTCAACCACTGCCAAACCACCCTTCTGCCCTGAATCAACTCCGAACACTATCATATTAAAATCCTCCGTTAGGGGGACTTGCGTCCCCACGCGAGGTCCCCCTTTAGGGGGAACAAGTTGCTCAAGTTATAACATGTTGATTGCATTAGCAATTCACCTACTTGTGCAAACTTGTGCAGCAACTTGATGCTCAAGTTTATAAGCCACTCAATTTATTAAACTTTTCCATGCTCAAGTTACAAACTTGTTGCAAACTTGAGCACATTATTCCTCTTCAAGTTTAACTACCTTTAATATCCATCGTCCGTTTGTCTTTTTCTTTTCATTCAATTCTAATTGTACAGTGCCGCCGGACCAATGCACGGGCTCCTGAAACATGTCGTGCAATTTAATCATGTCACGCGGATACAATCGCTCACCAGTTATAAACCACATCGGGTCCAGCTTCATCTTCTCATGTATCTCAGCTAATTTTGTGTGGGCACCATAACCAAGTTTGGCACCGATACGTTCAGCTAGTTCACTTGCTAACAACGTGTCAACAGTTTCATCCAATAATATATTAGCAGCGTCCTGCTCATTCTTTAGTTCACATACTCCAATGGGTAGCCCCTCATCCTCGCCCATCTCCTGACCAACGAGCTCATACACTACAGGGGGGAGCGGTTCACCTTCGCGTATTTTACCTGTATCCAATACGACCCAACGTGTTAAGTTTAAATCCAACGACTGCTGCTTCCATGCCTTGCGCTGCTCAAAGTTTCTCGGTAACCAATGCGACAATGTATAACCACAATCCAATGCAGAATAGATAGCACCACTACCACGCCATGCGGATGCGTCACCGCGATACCAGTCAGCGTCCTTGTTCCTATCCTTTGGTGTGTGATGTGCATGCAAGACAGCAGCACCGGTTAATGTTGCAATGAGAATAAATGCCTTGGTCAATACCGATGCACTCACTGCTGAGTTCTCATCCATTGCATCCGACAAGGTAATGTATGGGTCCAGTATGATTATCTGAGCCCCCACGCGACGCGACTGCTTAACAATGCGTGCAACATTATCGGTATCAATTTCAGGGGCGCCAACTTCATTGAGCGCAACAAGACGCATCATGCCCTTGTCCTTGCCACGTATAACTATCGGTTTACTTTTCTTATCGTTATGTTGCAGCACCACTGCCTTTAGCCTGCGCTGTATGTCCTCGGCCCGCTCCTCGTTGGCAAACCAAATTGATGAGCACGGCTCACATTGTGGTAGGCCCATGCGTTCAGTGTTGCCCGTTGCTAGGGCGCATGCAAGGCCAGCTAACCATCGCGTCTTACCAACATTCGATGTACCACCAAGGGAGATGGTTGACATGCGTGGAATCATTCCCTCTATTATCCATTTAATGGGGGCGATGCTTTCACTTCTCAAGCCCTCGGCAGTTAAAAGTACATACTCGTCGTCCTCGTCTTCTGTCTCCGCAACGCGCTTTTCAATATCACTTGGACCTATTTCGCGTTGCGGTCCTATCGGGCGGGACGCATTAGCTATCACCTCCTGAGTCCTAATGAATGACTCGGCTGCCATTAATTCTTTTGTTACATCGTCTGGATATTCAAATTCTTTTTTTCTATTCGCACTACTAACCAAGTCGTCTATCTTTTTGTATCGGTCCTGCCAGTCCTTGTGTCTGTCGTGCGATTCATTTGCAGCTTCAGATGTCTGCATAATTTTTCTTAGCACTTGTATCTGTTCATCCTCAGTTAATAAGTTTCTATCACCATCTCGTCTTGTTGTTAGTCGATTCGATAATGTTCTAAGTGCTGGATAAATTTCATCTGCTTTTTGTATGCGTAAAATTAAATCTCTATCAGTCGCCTCATTAAAACTATCGTTAGTTAAGTTACCGGTACCACCACGCGCCTTTGATATTTCACGTAGCACCTCCACGGGA